TTTAACTTCTGCAATATTAGTGTTATTTAATTTTGCAGTCAAAGAAGGATCATCGTTCTGTAAAAGTTGAGGTCTTACATAAGATATTACTTGAAGTGTTGTTGTAACCCCAAGATTTCCAGTACATACATTAGGAACAGTAGATACTGTTCCTAATGTTACACTAGATTTAGTAGTATTAATTCCAGTTACTCTAGCATAAATTGCTGAAGTAAATCCAATTTGAGAGTATGTGATTATATCAGATGTTTTTATATTTGAAGCAAATGATGCTCCATTATTTGCAGTAATAGTTCCAATTCCATTACTTACAGATAAAGTAAATGGTCCAGTTAAAACAGTTTCTTTTGACAGAACTGTATCTGCTCTAAAAGTGCCATCAGATACAGATTTTACATCTTCTATAGAGTAATTTGTAAATGTTCCTACAGATACTGATGAAGTTACACCATTTACAATTAAGGTATCATTTTTAATGAAATTACCTGTGACTTGATATAACGTTAAAGTTTGACCAGTCTTTGCATTAACAAATGCTGTAGCACCACTATTAGAACCTTTAATGAAAGATCCAATACCAACAGAAGTTAAAGAAGAGTCTGATATTATTTTGCTATAAATTTGAATGTCAAATAAATTTACATTAAATTGACTTGAGTTATTTACATATGATGTAATGTGTGAAGAAAAATCATATATTCTTGCAACTCCAATTTGATTGCCAGCAGTTGCACCACTCAGAAGACGTTGGTCATATAAAGGAAGATTTAAAGTTGTTGTTAATCCAACATTTGGAATACTTCTTACATTATTGAGTCTAAGTAAATTGCCAGCATTAAAAGATGAAGATGATGATTCTACTAACTTTGTAGTTCTTGGTTTTTCAAACTTTAATAGTTTTGTATTTGTTGGGATTTCATATCCTTTAACATACGCCTTTCCAGAAGAAACTTTAATGACACCAATATCTTCAGAAGCTTCTACACCAATAGAAGTAGTCTCTCCTTCTTCATATATTCCCCCATTCCCCAAATTATCATTTAAAGATTCTAATGCTTCTAATTTAAATGGATTTACGTAGTAGTTTCCAGACTCATCAAACGTTCTTCTTGCTAAAATATCTGCAAGAAAAGTGTTGTCAGTTTGAGGAGCAATGTTAATTAAAATGCCAGATTCAACTCTAAACAGTTCAATAAAATTTTCATCATTAAAATCAGATAAATCTTTTTTAATTAAAGATAAGTTTATCTTTAATCTATCTGCTCCTGGTGCAGCATAATTTGAAAATCCTTGAGCATTATCATTTAAGGAAGAATCTTGACTAGAATCAATTATTTTTTCTTCAATATATAATCCTACCCTATATGAAGGTGTATTTGAATATTGATCTAAAATTAATACGTCAGAATCAACATTAACCAAAAATCCTCTTACAAAATAAACCCCAGTGTCTATTTTAGCTGCTGATCCAATTGAAGTAGAGGAACCACTTATAGGAGATATTGTTTTTGCTACAGATTCCCCTGCTAAAATTGCTCCTGTTGTAAGTTGAATATCTTGATTTACTACTAATTCTTCACCATCAGAAAAGGAAGATGCTGAAAAATCTGAAGATGATGAAGATTGATATTTAATATAAAGTGTAGTATTTGATCTTGTAGAATCTAATCTAGAAAGAACTTTTTCTACTTTTGCAGTTACTTGAGAAATTTTTCCAGTAAGAGTTGCTCCTACTAAATGATCGTAGTATTCTTCTACATCTACACCCTTATACGTGCTTTCTACTTCAACTGAATTGAAAGTAGAATCATAAGCAAATCCACCAGGAACAACTACAGAATTTTTCTTAAAAAATGCAGTACCAAGTTTTTCAACCTGATCTTGTAAAATAGATTGAAGTGTAGTTAATTCTCTTGTTTGTACTGTTACTCCTGGTTTGAAAAGAACTTTATAAAAGTTCTTCTCTCCAGAGAAATCATCATAATATGGGGTTTTATTTAAATTAGTACTTTGGGGCATTTTTTTAGAATTCTAAAATAATTTTGATGTCTTCTCTTTGTTGTGCTGATCTGGTCACAGAAGCCCTGTTATCAACATATAGGATCTCACCACTCTTTATATTTATGTCTGGTCCAGAAATACCTCCAGCAAAAGTTTGACCAAGGTAATATGTTGTTCCTCCAATATCAACACTAGAACCATTAAATCCACCATTTATGGAATAAGTGTTTCCATTTATTTGAATATTACTGTTATCAAATAAATTTAAATCATATTGTGCTGTTGTTTGAATTCCACTTATACTCTTCAAAGGAATTTCATTAAGATCAATTTGATAATTGCCATCACCATCTAAGTATGTATCAATGTTATTATTTCTTGGTTGAACATATCTTAAAACTCCAGTTGTTACATCAAAACTGACTAAAGTACCAATAGCATTGCTGTTTTGTTGTGTAATAGTAGAGTCATATGCTTCACCAGAGGCATCTCCAGTCAATTTTAAGGCATAGACACCAGATCCTGTAGAGGATGTAAATGTTGTTGCAGAACCAACCTCTGTAATGCCCTTAATAATACCAATCCTTGAAAATTGATTTCCAATCATAAAATCTGGATTGGTTGAACTATTTTCAATTCTACTGTATACTAATACTCTATAAGAACCTAATTCAGTGTAAATGTTTGCTCCATGTCCTCCATGAGGTGGAATGATAACATTAAAAATTGCCTTTTGAGACCCTAATGGTTGCAGTTGAGAATCTAAATTTAAAGTTCCAAATGTATACCCACTTCCACCTGAAGTAACAACTACTTTAATTGGGTTTCCAGTTTCATTAAATTCAACAGATGCCAATGCACCATCTCCATCTCCCTCAATTGGTATATCTGTTATGATTGATGATGGTGGTGAATATGTAGCTGTGTTATTTTCAATGATTACGGTTTCAATTTTTCCATCTACTGCATTGTCTCTAATTCTTGAGATCTCTAAATTATCTGTGGTTTCCCAATCATTTGGAACTGAAATGTAGTCTGTAGAATCAAATTTTAAAACATCTGCTGGAGACAATGTATAAAGATATTTCCAAACATAACCATCAGATTCTTCTCTTGGAGACAAATCTGTGTGTAATGGTTCTTGAGTTGAGATACTTCCTAAATTAGTGTTAGCTTCAGAATTATTATTGATGCAAATATAAACTCTATAATCCTTATTCATTACATAATAAGATGAATCATACAATCTAGTAGATCCTGTCACTGGAGTTAAATTTGTTACTCCATAATCATGTCTATACATCTCATATTTTTTTCCAGACGCCCAAGTTATTTTTGGAATTACTCTTACTACATCAGAAGTTGTAAGTTTTTTAACTCCTAGAATATTATCTTTATATGAATTTAAATACAACCCATTATCCTTTGGATCTGGTCTAGTTGAATCCCAATTTGGATACAGTGAACTAGAATTGGGGAATCCAATAAACGTATAATAACCACCAGCAGAAATATCTTTTATAAAATTGGCACAATTTATTAATCTTAACTTGTCAGTTATTATAGCCATTTGAATTAGTATTTTATGTTATTTATTAGGATTTTCTATAGAAGATAAGTGGAATGGTATTTATTCCTGTTGGTGAAGATGAATATGAAGTTATTCCTAAGAATAAATTTCCAGATCCAGTGGAAGTTCCTGAAGATGCTGCACCAATATTAATATTACTAGACCCAATTGAAACAATAGTAGCTCCAACTGCCACATAAGTTCCCTCTACATAATCTCCAACTTGAATCAAAGATCCAACACCAACATTAGTATTAATTCCAATTATATTAGTACAGAATCCAACAAAAGTTCCTAAAGTTGTAGTAATACCAACTGTTGTTCCAACTCCAACAGTGACATTTTGAGTAATGATACTAAAACTTCCTATTCCAGAATTTTGCTCTAATCTAGATTTACTTACATAATCACCATCTATAATTAAATCTACTTTTTGACGAGTCCATGTTACAGACCTCTTTTGAGAAGAATCATCAGATAATCCTAGATCATTATAAACATTTGTCCTCAAAACATCAGAAGTTACTATTTCTTTAATTATCCTCTTCTTTTGAGCTAGTGGTGGTGGAGAGTAAAAATCTTGTTGGAGTTGAAGATTGTCTCCAATTTTCAACCTCCCCAACCCACCAGCATTAAATGTATCTCCAGTATATCCTTTGTATACATATACTTTTACATTGCTTCCTTTGGGAATTGGTTCTGAAAAAGTAATTGAGGATCCTCTAATAAAACTATAAGATAATCCTGGTGTTTGCAGAACATCATTTACAAAAACAAGTAAATTGTATTGCAACTCTACCTCATATATTGCATCTGCTTCTAAGCTAACTGCTAGACCATTTTTAGTTAAATTAAAAGTTTTTCTTTTCCCTGTTGCTTTAGAAGACAAATCATCAAGCTTATCTAAAATTCCCACATCCCAAGCATTAAAGGTATCTTTTGTTACTTCTTGAATAGTTATGTGAAGTTTATCGTTTTGAACTTGAGTTCCTAATCCAACAGTATTTGATGGAATAAGAACATCTCCACTCTTATAGTTGTATCCACGATTTACAAATCGCAAATTAGTTATATTGCCATAAAAATCAGTATCAAATGAAACTGATGCACCTATCCCTGTTCCAGATCCTGACAAAGGCACATTATAAAATGAAGTTGAAATTTGATAATTAGTTCCTGAAGTGGTTCCATATGAAACTATAATTCCACCTCTAGGATAATCTTTGACATTTACATCATAGGGTTTACCAGTAAATCCTGTTGTCCCAAACCCTACAAAGTTTATAAAAGTTTTGGAAGCATTTTCTACAAAAGAAAAAGCCTCATTTGATCCTGGATACTGAAATACATTATTCAATAGTAATATTCCATTATCACTTTTAATTCCTACTGTACTTATTCCTGAAGATTTTAATTCAAAAGCACTTGTTATTCCTGTAAATTGCTCAGAAATGTCATCAAACACTTGATTGCCATCGTAATTAGATCTCAAAAATACTCTTCCATTAAAAGTATTATTTTCTGAAGGATAATAATAAATGAATTTTACTTTACTTACAGGGTTTCCATTTAAAGATGTATTGCTAAATGTTACTTTGACATTGTTAAATGCATCTCCAAATGTGTTTGCTAAACTGAAATTATTTGGGCTGTTCTGTATTAAATAATAAAACTTTTGATCAGGCAACTCCTGAGGAGGATTGTCCCAAACAACTAAAACTTGAGTTCCTGTTTTTATTTCATCAGTTACTAAATTGAAACTTGAACTAGAAAAAACTATGTCTGTTAAAGGTATTTTAAAGATCAAAGTTTTATTTTCTAAAGGTGCTTCATCAAAATAAAGAATATCTTTGATTATATTATAATTACCTGCTAAAATGTCAACATATGAACCATCAAGAGAATTTTCAAAAGGTACTATTTCTGATCCCAAAACATCAGGACCTCTTGATATTGTTAAAACTTTAGTGCTATAATTTATTGCAGAAACTCTAATAAGTTCACTATTGACTTTTAGGCAAGTTCCTATTTTTATATTTTCTAACTTTTCAACTTCTAAGGATGCTGAAGTGTGAGAAATAACCTTAACAGTAGATGCTATTGAAATTGGAGATTGAATAACTCCATTAATATTGATTAAACATTTTGAATTTTGTTTAAATGCTTCAAATGAATGTGCTGTCCCAATACCTAAAGATACAATGTCTACATACTGATTTGTTTTGGCATAAGTATCTCCTAGTGCTACTCTAATACTATCTTTATCTACTACAACAGGATATACAATATTTGGGAATGATGTAATTCCAGCAGCACCTGGACTATTGCCATCAATTCCTATTGGAGTGTCACCTGAGTTATATGTATATTTTAAAGGTTCTCCTGTTTTGAAAAAATGGTTTGGGATTGTAATAACATCAGTAAGTAAGTTTACAGTTGCAGAACTTTCTGGATTAAAAGTCTTATAAAATATTGGCGAACCCTTATGCTTTAATGGGAAAGATTTTCTCCCATAAATTGAAGGAGTATAAATTGTTCCAATATTATCTGTTGGCATTTTTATGAGTATTTATTATGAACTTGGGGACAGCAAACTTGACTCGTAGGTAGTAATAGTATAAGTTGCAGCAGTAACTGGATTGAAGAATAAAGTGTAAGTGTTTGAACCTATGTTATAAGTTGTTTCAAAATTTAAATCATTAGAATCAACATTTCCATTTATATCATATAAAATATTATTCATATAATCTTGATAATGTACAGAGTTTAATTGAACTATTGATTTGTTAGTAGTTATGCCAGTATTCTGAACCACTTCAATAAGGTATTTTGTATATCCATAGTTTCCAGACACTGTAGAAATGCCTGAAGATAAAGATGTTGTGGTTGCTTTTGAACTGGTGAATAGAGAAAGATTTTTAACCACATTATCATACCCAACATAAGTGTTGGTCAATAATTTTAAATTTGCCTGAACAGTAACCCCTATTCCAGTGGTTGTGCTATATGTAAATTCTATATTTGATCCATTTGTAGAAATGCCAATAATTCCTAAATCTTTATAAATTGCTTCTGCATATTTACTGACTGATATGCCATCTGATGTATTTACAAAAGAAGCTTCAAATGAATATTCAACATTATCTTTAATAGAAGAAACTCCTACAATAATTGTTCCTGAGTTGCAATCAGATGTAGGAATAGTGTAAATTACAGATGTTGATGCAATACCAACTCCATAAGTTTGACAAAGTTCTACATTTTTTGCATACCCAAAAGATGTTGTTGCTATTCCAACTGAAGATGGAACTGATTCTTTAATTGCTTTAATATCAATTGATAAAAATGGATTAGTTGGTTGGAAAGATAGTAAAACTTCATTAGAATTTGTGGGATTTACACTGCCAATGAAATCTCCCAGATGGGCAGAATTTCCCAAACCAAATGTATCATAATAGTAAGAATATGAAGTTAAATTAATAACATCTGAACTTCTACAAACTAAAAGTTCAAATATTTCAGGATAAACAAAATCTCCTAAGAATGAATTAGTAGCAGTAAGATAAAATTCATATTTTAAAACATTTGATGATGATGATAAAACACTATCAATAGGAATTGATGGTTTTGTAGGTTGATTGATGAACAAGTTTGAAATATCATCTATTGACAAAACTCTATTGTGAGTTGATTTTAAACTATTTCCTAAGGATGTTTTGCCAAGTTTCAAGTATTGTGAATAAACATTGTTAGTATCATCTAAATCAATTTCTTGTGCTAAATCAAAATCACTAACAGCATTTACGTCAGCATAATTGGTTATAGAAACTAAATTTAATTGATCCTTTGCTGTAGTTGTTACTGATGCTCCTACACCAATAGATTCTATTGATAAATCACTAAATTTTTTATATCCAGAAATATGAGCTATATCAGATACTGGTGAGTTCCAAGTAGAAAACTGTTTTTTACTTTTTAAAGAATATGAAAACTTTTGATAGTAGTCATTGTCAGATAATTTTTGTATATTAGATGAGAGATATCCTCTATTTTCAAACCCTCCTAAAGTTTCTGATACACTAGAATCTACATTAAAAGTAAAGTTGAATTTATCAATTTCTACAACAGTTCCTCTTGCTCTAGAAGATCTTCCTGTAATGATGTTTCCTGCAATAATATTTTTTGAATTTTTAGTTTTAATTAAATTAGTTATTGGAGAATTTTTTGAATTTGAAATTATTTGAACATTATCATTAGTAATATATTCTTTATTTGAAAATTCATTTTGCTCTAATACAGCTTCAATTTTTGGAAGGTTTGAATGTGGAATTACATATGCATTATATGAAGCACTACTGTTGTATGATCCAGGATTGAAGAAAGTTTGATACTGAATTGTAGCAGCATCTTGAGATCCATAAGCAGGATCTACTGAAGTTGCTATAAATGGTTCAAAATTATTTTGACTTGTATTAAATCCATCTGCAACCATTCCTTCTACAAAAATTTCATCTCCAGTAGAAAATGGCAAAGGATTTGAAGTAGTAAATCCAGAAACTGGAGTTTTTAAAGTTAGGGTAATTGTATATGGAGAAGATCCTGTAATTAAAGCATTAATAATCTTAACGCCATTTTGATTATTTACTGATACTATTTTGTTGTCACTTGATTTTAATCCAAATCCTGGATTTAAAATTTCAATTTTATCTATTGAAGAATTTTTTAAAGTTGCTGCTGCAGAGAAATTATCTACAAGTTGATTGTCTTTTTTATTGTATAATTTTATATGTGGGGGATTTATATAATTTGATCCATTAGACAAAAGATTCAATTCTTTTACATAATAGTTATCTATTAATTTTAAAGATGAGAGTTTTGATTTTGGTTTTAAAGTTTTGTCAAATGGGCATATAAGTGAAGTATTATTAATTTTTGCTTTTTCAACTTTTCCTAGTGATTTGCTATTTGCAAATAGAGAACACCCAGAACCATGATCACTAGTTACAGATAAAATCTGTGGTAATTTAGTATAATTAAATCCTTTTGACACTAAATCAATTTTAAAGATAGAACCTAATACATTTCCAGACAAAACAGAGTATGTTATAGTTGAAGGAGATGTGTAAGAAAGTCTTTCAGGAATTGTATTTAAATTTATGGTAAATGATCTGTCAGTAGCAGTAAAAATTGAAGATTTTAAATTATATAAACTATCATTGATGCATAATTTATTATATTCTGATACACTTATGTCAGACAATGTATCACTTAAAGTGTAGTATAATGTTTTAGGAGTATAGTCACTGATTGATAAAGTTAACTGAGTAGGTGTTTTTGTTACCTCCATCCCATTAAATTTATTGCCAACATATGGATTTAAGAAATTCTCATCCTCATAAAGATTAAAAATCTTTCCAGATAATGTATTGCTTGATAAATCAAAAACAACTGTATCGTTTGAATAAACGTTCAACTTTGGATTATTTTCTGAATTGATTAATAATCTTTGATTATTGTAAGTAACATTATATGTTGTAGTAATTCCAGAAGTGACTTTTAAACTTACAATATCATTTGCACTCAATCCATGAGTTGCTGCTGTAGATACTATACAAGAAACATTTTGTACAGATCCTGTCACAACATTTCTATCAGTTCTGAATTTATGAAGATCTGAAGATCCTGATGAAGTATAAGTTAAAATATTATCAATATCAGAAATTTGAGATTTAATTGTAACGATTCCAACTACATCATTAGAAATTTTTAAAACATATAAGTTTTGGAAAGAAGTTAAATCTCCTTTATTTGTTACTATGGGGGAACTTCCTGAGAAGTAATTTATT